AGACGGCAGTATTTTGCACATATATACAATTTAATTTACCCCAAAGTTATTTTTTAAAATCTTCATATCATTTTTCCCCAAATTAAGAGTCCTTATTTTCATTTAGAAAAGAGGACTTTATATAATGGGGGGTTATGATGAAACAGAATATACTAAACGGAGCTGCAGCCGTAATAGGTGCACTTGTGTCATACTTTTTTGGGGGGTGGACTCCGTTGCTTGGCCTCTTCTTCTTTGTGATTGTGCTCGATTATATGTCGGGGCTGGGTGCGGCTGTCATCAGTGGACAGGGCCTATCTTCTTCAATAGGGTTTAAGGGATTAATTAAAAAATTTGCTATTGTTGCAGTAGTTGCATTGTCACATCAGCTAGACTTAGTGCTTGGAACGAGTGTAATTTTATATGGCTCTATCTATTTCTTTATATGTAATGAATTAATAAGTATAGTAGAAAATTATGGAAGAATGGGTTTACCACTTCCACCGCAATTAAAAAGAATAATACATGTTTTGAAGCAGAAAGGAGAATAAGGTGAAGTATAAAATTTGGAATGGAACAGATACTCTAATAACTCCCATTGGTGAAGTTCTTACAGCAGAACAGGTAAAAGCAAAGTATCCTGCAGCAGCTATGAATAATATGAAATATATCATATGTGACGCCCCAATCTCATTAGGTGTATTTATGGAATTTTATCAGACAAAAGATATGTATAAAAGATTAGGTGCACCAATTACAGATGGTATGACAGATCAAGAAGTACTTGATGCTATTTCTTATTTTGAAGAAAATCCCCCAGCCCCTGAACCAAGTGCTGAAGAAAGAATTGCGGCATCTCTAGAGTTTCAATCTATGATGATGTTATAGGAGGATTTATATGGATTTTGAAATGATTAAAAGAAACTATGATAGAAAACTATGGAACAAAATAATGGTTGGCAAGGCCGTTGAGAAAGGCGTAATTACTGCGTCCCAGTATCAAGAGATAACAGGCGAAGCTTATGTATCTTAGACCAGAAGATTTAGACCTACTAATCGAGGTAGGTAAAGCACCTTCTCAAATAAAACCAGATGATGCTATATATTATCAGAATTGTCTTTTTGCTGGCTTAGACAAAGCTAATAAGTATTGGCCTATAGGTCATGTTATAAAGGATGGTAAATATTACCAGAAGTATTATAAAGAACTTCCATGGTCAGCCTTTATCATTCCTTTTGAAGGTAGACCCTATGTGGGTCAAATTCAGGGGACAGATTATAAGCTAGCATTTCTTTCGACACCTGGGATTAAGAAAGATGGAAAAGTATTTATAAATTCAAAGGCAGAAAACACAGCGCCTGATATATTGAGAGCCACAAAACGTTCTGCTATAGGAGTGCTTCCTGATGGAACTATTCGCTTATATACAACACACGATAATATAACACTCACAGAGCTAGCTAATAGAATGTCAGATTGTATAGATATTCTGAACCTAGATGGGGGCGGATCTGTCAGCCCAACAAGTGGATGGGAACGCCCTACTTCATCAGCACTAATAGTGCGGAAAGGACTACCCATGACAATAAAACATTTTGAAACATATGATAGACTCACATCGCCTTTTGCTGAGCGCGTTCATCCTATTACAGGGAAAAAGCATTTTCATACAGGAATAGATCTTGTAAAACAACATAAAGGTGAAGTATATGCAACAGCTCCTGGTGACGTGCTTTTTGCAGCGTTTGCACAAACAGGCACTGGCTTAGGCGGATTTGGCAATACTGTGTGCGTCCTTGACAAGAACAAACATGTTCATATTTATGCTCACTTAGATAGTATTGTTGCTCGCCTAGATCAAAAAGTAGATAAGGGTACATTGCTAGGCTATCAGGGCAATACAGGCCAATCTGCTGGGTCCCATCTTCATTATGAAATACGGTCGAAGTCAAGTCCTAGTTTTGGCTGGAAATTTCATGTAGACCCTCTTAAATACTTGGACAAATATTGGGCCGAAGTTGAGGCAGAAGAAGCAGCCAAGAAAAAAGATTGGCGCCAAGATGGGTTAGAATTCTTGCAAAAAAACTACGGTATTTCTGCTGATTGGAAAGCAACAGACCCAGTTGATATGGGAACTCTAGGAATCATTTTGAGTAGGAGGAAATAATTTATATGCAAAATCGCCTAAAAAATTATGGCCTTTGGACATCTCTAGCCGCACTCGTATTTATGATTCTTCAGAATTCTGGTGTAAATATTTTACCAGAAGATTGGAACTCTTATGTAAATTCAATTTTAGGTATTTTAATTTTACTAGGAATTGTTAATAATCCAGATACAGAAAACCATGGATTTCAAGACGATAAAGCCCCTTAATAGGGGCTTTATTTTTTTCTTGACAGATGCCCTAAATTATGGTATAATTATATTATATAAAAGAAAAAGGTGATATGTATGAGAAACTTTACCATTTCCAAATTTTTATGCACAGTATGTAGTAATGAAACATTTCTTCCACGTAAAGCTTCTCAGCAACGCGAACGAAATCATTTAAAGAAGATTTATTGTATTAAATGTCGAGATGAAATAAATCATATCGAAAAGAGGGAATTTGATTGGGAGGCAAAAAGCGTATGAGGCGTAGATTCTATTATGATAAAGATATGGGTGTTGCACGAGTAGTTCTAAATAAAAAAGGCATTACAGCGTGGGGTGTTGCGCGACTACATCCAGATGACCAAGATTATGGAAGCGAATACACAGGCTTAGGAATCGCTGAGATGCGTGCACAAAAAGATTTTTTACAAAAGCGTGCAAGGCTTAAGCGAAAAGAATATAAGCGATTGCTAGCTAGGGCTGAATATTATAAAAGCCTATATGAATCAGATTTTGAGCGAGCTAAAGAATTAGATGAGGCTATTGGACAATTTATTCAGGACAAGGCTGATCTACATCAAAAACTTAGAAATCCACAAAAACGCACAGAATGGAAATCATTGCCAGATAATTTTTTTGATGGAGCTGAATTAGATGGAAACACTGCTAGAGCGCTGGAGTAAGGCTGAAGAAGAAATGAAAGTCTACGATACACAACTACAAAGAATTTCACAAACACCCCTATTTCAAGATATGCTACTTAATAAAGCCCCAAAAATTTCAGACCCTAAATCACAACTATTCAACAATCTGCCCAAGGTGGTGCGTCGAACTCGTGTTTCAAATAGAAAAACTAAAAAATAAAACTTATATTGTCTATAATAAAAATTATAGATTTAAAGAAGATTGGACATTACAAGCCCACTTATTAGGAATTAATAAAGCTCTCGATTGGATTGCGTTCGTTGATACAGCTTATCCTCAGCAAGTTAAAGTTAATAGAGAAACTTATATATGTGATATTGATAAAGTTTTTCGTGGGCAAGCAGGACTCCGCCTAGAGTTTTTAAATGAAGAGTCGGCCCAAAACTATTGTAATAAACTGAATGAGGTATACGCAAAATGAAAACAATAGTTCTTGTAACAGGTGGTTTTGACCCTATTCATTCGGGACATATAGCTTATTTCAATGCGGCAAAAGCATTGGGAGACTTTTTAGTAGTTGGAATAAATAGTGATGAATGGCTTACACGAAAAAAGGGTAAGCCTTTTTTAACTTGGGATGAGCGAGAATCTGTTATTTCTAATTTAAGAATGGTTGATTTGGTTTTACATTTTGACGATACAGATAATTCAGCAAAAGATGCTATTATAAAGGTAAGAAAACTATTTACAACTAAGCACATTATATTCGCCAATGGTGGCGATCGAACAAAAGATAATATACCAGAAATGTCAATAAAAGACGATAATTTAACTTTTAAGTTTGCAGTTGGTGGAGACTACAAGAAGAATAGTTCAAGTTGGATTCTGGAGAAATGGAGTGCTAAATGATTAATCTAGATTGGGTTTATATAATTTGTTCTGAAAAATTTGAAAAAGAACGATACGATAATTGGGCTAATTGGCTATCAACTAATAGTATAAAAGGCAGCATTGAGTTTTATAAATGGGGCACTGAGCTATCAGAAGATGAAGTAAATCAATACGTAGTAAGAGATGGGACATTAGAATCATTATATCCATGGAGAACTGGCTACCCAATTAGAAATTCAGAAGCTTCTATTGCAATAAATTTTTTAAAGGTATTTGAAGATGCATATAATAAGAGCTATGATAAAATTTTAATTTTAGAAAGTGATGTAATTCTTCACCCTAATTTTATTTTAATTATGAATGAAATTATGAGGACAGTCCAAGACGTTGACTTTAATTGCATTTCTATTGGTTGTGGTATGGGGCTTAGATTGCAGTCAGATGGTCAGCAAGTTATATTATCCCCAGTTGATCAATTTAGATGCGCTGATAGTCTAATATTCAATCGAACAGCTATAAAACATTTTCATGAGAACTTGAAGCAAATTAAATTACCTATTGATGAAGAATTTACAAATGCAGTAAGAAATAATAAAGTTGCAGTATTTTGGCTTGAGCCCCCAATCGCAATTCAAGGCTCGCAAGTTATTGGAAATGAAAGCTCTGTTCAATATGGAAATCCCTATAACTTACAAGTGCCTTGGAGATAAACATGAACATACAACCTTTTATATTTAATTGGCGAGGCCAATATGAAAAAACTTGTAAAATTGAATCTGATTTAAAGAATATTTTTGATAAGGTAACTGTCATAAATAGCGATGATAATAATAAAAAAGACGAATGGGTAAATATAGGTGAAGAATCTTACTTTGCTCATCAATTTTTAAAAGCAATTGAATTATTTGATGGAGATATATTTTTTCATATTCAAGGTGATATTACTTTTGATAAGTGGCAGGATTTAGTAAAAGATGGAATAAAATATTTTGATGAATTTGGATGGGGTATTTATGCGCCCAACGTAGACTATACTTGGTACAGCGCAAATAATGCAGATGTAAATACAATACAATTCAAACAATACGAGAATTTAAAAGTTGTATCAAATCCAGACTGTACAGTATGGATGATACATAAAGATGTATTAAGTATTTTGAAAAATGCTGTGCCACAATTAACTCATTTAAAATATGGTTGGGGCCTCGATCTTTTATTATGTGCCAATTCTTTTTTACAAAAAAGATTGGTTATAAGAGATTATAATTATACAGTTCAGCACCCCCAAGGCACTGGTTATGCACAAGAAGAAGCATATAAAGAAATGCAATATCTTATTGAAAAGTGCGATCAGAACTTACAAACCACTATTCATACTATAAGATTTTATAAAGATGAATTAGTCCATTATTTTGGAGGTTAAAATGAACATCTCTTATATTGATATGTGGCCAGGCTTCGATGTACATTCTAACTGGTTTAATCTAGTTTTTAAAGACTTATTGAATGATAAAGAGATTAACTTTAATTCCTCTCCAGAAGAAGCAGATTTAATACTTGGTGCTACATTCGGAAAAAGAATTGAATCTGTAAAAAATGACAAGGCAATAAAAATATTTTATACAGGTGAAAATAAATCTCCTAATCTAATTAACTATGACTACTCTTTATCTTTTGACTTTGATACACACGATGGAAGAAACTTTAGACTTCCTCATTGGTATTTATATATTAATTGGTGGGATGAGCCTAATTTTATTCATGCAGAAATAAAGAAGTCTGACCTATTGTATCAATGGGATGTGGATGAGGTTTGGAATAGACCATACTTTTGTAGCATTGTTATTGGTAATCCTGTTCCCAATAGATTAGAAGTTGCAAATAAATTGAATCAGTATAAACCTGTATATGGATTTGGCTCTGTATTTAACAATCCATTTGCGGGTTCCAAAATTGAATTGTTGAAAAATTTTAGATTCAATATTTGCTTTGAAAATGCACTTTCAAATGGCTATATAACAGAAAAGGTTCTTGAGGCTAAAGTTGCTGGTACAGTTCCACTATATTTTGGACACGATTCTGTGAGAAAAGATTTCAATAGTTTGAGCTTTATAAATTATAAAAATTTTTTAGATTTAGAAAATTTTTATAAATATATAGACTATCTTGAAAAAAATAAAGATTCATTCGCAAGAATTGTTCGTGAATTTGTATTTGACGATATGCCAACACTAGGCCCTCTATATGACTTTTTAAGGAAAATTTTAATCTCAAGAGGTATTATATGAGCAATAATTTTTTTGAAATAAACACACTTATTTCAAATTGGATAAAAGAAAATAAATCTTTTTCTATAGTAAGAATTGATAATACGGTAGGCCATGTTTTATCCTTTCAAGATATGGGGGCTAGACCCTTTGAATCTATTTGGAATACTAGTGTTCTTGTTGAGGCTGGAATATATCCTCCAACAATGGAATATGCTTATCAAAAAGTATTGCCAAAAGTTTTAGATGCTGCATTAAAATCTGATATTCTAGGTTTTGTTGATGTGGGCGAAGAATTAAGGCACAATCATAGATTCTTAGAAAAATTTAAAGATAAGCCAGTTTTTTTTACTGGCGATAGTTATCATGTGTTAGACCCAGGGTGTCTTCTTCTTGGGGCAAAATTTGGCAAACCAGAAGAACCTTGGACAAAAAATTTGAAGGACAAAAAGGTACTGGTCATAAGTCCACACTACGAAAGCATACTTAGACAATGGGAAAAGATTGATTTAGTATGGGGTGAGAATAAAAATAACATAGTTCCTTTTGAATTGGTGGATTGTATTAGAGCGCCACTTCATCCCTTATTAGATGATAGACAATATCCTAATTGTAACTCATGGGAAGATACTGTTGAATATATAAAAGCCAAAATTCAAACGTATGACTACGATATTCTTCTTTCAGCAGTATCTCAACAATCTGCATTATATGCTAATTTTGCAAAAGAAAATGGTAAGGTTGGGATTCAAACAGGTGGTATATTGCAATTATTTTTTGGTATAAAAGGTAATAGATGGATGAATCATGAAATTTATTTTGGTTGGCACGAAATGATGAACGAACATTGGATATATCCTTTGCAAATAGATGAGCCACAAAGAAAAAATCAATATAGTTCTCTGGAGACAAATTATGCATATTGGAGATAGTAAATTAAATAATATTTTAAATTTAATACAAGAGTATATAGAAGAAAAACAAGCTACAAAAACTTGGACTGCTGGAAAAGATTATGTTAACTATGCAGGTTCGTACTTTGACCACTCTGAATATGTGGCCGCAGTCCAAAGTTTATTAAATGGTTGGCTGGTGATGGGTTCAGATTCTCTAAAATTTGAAAGTAAGTTTCCTAGATTTTTTGATAAGAGCTATGGAATACTGACAAATAGTGGATCGAGTGCCAATCTACTCATGATGACAAGTCTTACAAGTAAAAATGGACATAATTTTCCCAAAGGAACAAAAGTTCTTGTGCCTGTTGCTGGATTTCCCACAACATTGAATCCTATTCTACAAGTTGGATTTGAACCTATATTTGTAGATATAGAACTAGAAACTTTAAATATAGATTTAGATCAAGCTGAAAAAGCTCTACAAGAAAATGATATTAAAGTAATTACATTTGCTCATGTTTTAGGTAATCCGCCGAATATGAATCGCGTCATGGATCTGGTAAAAAAATACAACTTAATTTTATTAGAAGATTGCTGTGATGCACTTGGCTCAACATTTCAAGGTAAGCCATTGGGAAGCTTTGGAGAGATGGCCTCCTGTAGTTTCTATCCCGCACATCATATTACAATGGGCGAAGGTGGCTTTGTTTCGTGTAATACAAAAGAGCAAGAAACCATTCTAAGAAGTTTTAGAGAATGGGGTCGTGGTTGTTATTGCGTAGGACCAAAAGCAAATACTTTAAAATGTGGAACATGTAATAAGAGATTTAGCAACTGGCTACCATCAATGCCCAATGAAATATTTGACCATAAATATGTATATGAAGAAATTGGATACAATCTAAAGCCAATCGAACTTCAGGCCTCTATGGGATTACAGCAGTTGGAAAAATTAGAAACAATAACAAATTTAAGAATTAGAAATTACAACTTACTTTTTGCTATATATGAAAAATATGAGGATTTTTTCTTTCTACCAAAAGCTACAAATGGCAGTGTTCCCAGCTGGTTTGCTTTTCCACTTACTATAAAAGATGTAGCACCTTTTTCTAGGGCAAAGTATATTGACTTCTTAGAAGATAAAAAAATTCAAACTAGACCATATTTTGCAGGTAACATTATGTTGCAACCAGCGTATGCTGATATAGCAAAGGATTTGCACAAGTACCCAAATGCAACAAAAGTTACACTTGATACATTTTTTCATGGAACTAGTCCCGTTATAACACCTGAACAAATTGATTATATTGGACAATGTGTTGATGAATTTTTTAGGAGTATATAAAATGGATAAAGAAAATTTGATACAGTTTGAAAGTTTAGTTGCTGAAAAATTTAATAATGCGGAAATTAAAGCACCCATACATTTATACTATAATAACGAGCAACAAATTCAAAAAGTCTTTGAAAGAGTAGATGTAAAAAATGATTGGGTTTGTTGCACTTGGAGAAATCATTATCAATGCCTGTTAAAGGGCGTACCCCCAGACGAATTATTATCAAAAATAGTTGAGGGAAAGAGTATGGTAATGAATTTAAACGAGTACAAAATTGTCTGCTCTTCTATTGTTGGAGGAATTCCATCTATTGCTGTTGGAATAGCTGAATCTATAAAAAGAAAAGAAGAAGATTCAAAGGTATGGTGTTGGCTGGGTGATATGAGCGCTGAAACAGGTGCCTTCCATGAAGCATATAAATACTCAGTTAATCATAACCTGCCCATAACATTTGTCGTAGAAGATAACGGCCTATCAGTTACTACTCCAACAGATTTAATTTGGGGCAGAGATAAGCCATGGTATATATCGAATGTAGCAAATTGGGTCGAACAGCCTAATTTAATATATTATAAATATACCAATACAAAATATCCTCATGCGGGCGCTGGAAGGAGGATACAGTTTTGACACAACAATATTATAAAGAAAAATTAGAAGAGGCCATGATATGGCTCTCCGAGCAAAGCGATACTTTATTTATTGGTCAATCTGTTTCATGGGGAGGTACTGGAATGTTTGATACATTGCAAAAAATATCAGATGATAAAAGACTAGAATTTCCTGTGGCTGAGAATTTTCAACTAGGCTTTAGTGTAGGAATGGCGCTAAATGGATTTGTCCCAATCTCTGTATTTCCAAGATGGAACTTCCTTATCTGTGCAACAGATCAACTTGTAAATCATTTAGATAAACTATATTTCATGAGCGACGGAGAATATAATCCAAAGGTTATAGTGCGTGTTGCGGTAGGGTCAGAAATTCCAGTTGACCCACAAGATCAACATAAAGGAAATTTCTCTGATGCATTTAGATTGATGTGTAAGAATATAGATATAGTTGAATTGAAAAATCCAGAAAAAATACTAGATGAATATAAAGATGCATACTATAAAAATAAAAGTACTATCTTAGTGGAATTTCCAGATTATGGAAAATAAAATTCTACTGCTTGGCTCAAAAGGATTTTTGGGAAGTTTTTTATTAAATAATTTACCATATAATATAGTTCCAATTTCAAGAACAGAGTGTGATTTAACTAATTTTAACTCAGTAACAAATTTATTAAAGACGCATAGCCCAGAAATTATTATAAATTGCGCTGGAAGTCTTGAAAGAGATTTAAAGGTTTTTAATGTTGAATCTTTTAATCAAAATTTAAATATTTTCTTTAATTTATATTATCAAAGAGATTTATTTGGCAAACTTATAAATTTAGGTTCTGGTGCAGAATATGATAGAAGATATTCAATTAATTTAAAAAAAGAAATAGAAATAAAATATATTAGACCAGTAGATCATTATGGTCTAAGTAAAAATATTATATCTAATATATCTTTATCAGCTAATAACTTCTATACATTGCGATTATTTGGTTGCTTTTCAAATTCAAAAAATATATTATTTGATAAAATTATAAATGATAATCAGATTATAATTAAAAATAGACATTTTGATTTTTTTTATGCCCGCGATTTAATTCCAATCTTTGAATATTTTATCGAAAACTCCCCTGAAATAAAAGATGTTAATATAGTTTATAAAGAAAAGAAAACCCTCAAAGAAATCGTAACTTTTTTTAAAAATTTCCACAATTTAAAATGTAAAATTTCATTTGAAGAAGATTATAAAAACTACACAGGTTGCTCTGAAACTCTTAATAATTTTAATTTTAAGTTTCAAGGCTTAGAGGAAGGAATGAAACAGTATATAATATGAAAGTAGTTTATATTACTGGCTGCCTCGGCTTCATTGGCTCTCATATAACAGAAATGTGCTTAGAAAAAGGATGGAAAGTTATAGGTGTTGATAAAGTAACGTATGCGGCCCATGAAGATTTAATAGAAAAATTTTCACAAAATGATTCATTTAAATTTATAAAATCAGATATAAATGACCTTCAATTTTTATATGACTGTGATTATATAATAAATACAGCTGCAGAAACCCATGTTGATAATTCGATCGAAGACTCAGTTGAATTCATAAAAACAAATGTCAATGGAGTTCATAATTTATTGCAACTTATAAAAAATAAACATAGATATAAGATGCCCACATTGCTACATTTTAGTACAGACGAAGTTTATGGAGACAATATAGGAAGTGCCCATGTGGAAACTGATTTGTTGAAACCTTCCAACCCATACTCAGCAACAAAGGCATCCGCAGATATGTTAGTACTAGCCTGGGCCAGAACATATAAAGTTCCTTATGTTATCGTGCGCCCATCAAATAATTATGGCATCCGACAAAATCCAGAGAAATTGATTCCAAAATCTTGCAAATATATTTCATTAGGAAGAAAAATTCCTGTTCATGAGCAAGGTCAACCAATGCGCACTTGGCTTCATGTTAAAGATACTGCCCAAGCCATTATTCGTATTATTGAATCTGAAGTTGTAAATGAAATTTTTAATATTGGTGGCAATTATGAAGATAAGAATATAAATGTTTTAGAAAAATTAATATACTTTTATTTAAATGATAATAATTTTGAAAAATATTTAGATTTTAATTATACAAGGCCTGGCCAAGATGTCAGATACTCAATCAATGATGATAAGCTAAGAAATCTGGGGTGGCAGCCCAATGCAAATTTTGATGATGAATTAAAAAGAATAGTGGAATTTAATAAAGAAAAATTTATTTGGTAAAGAAGTGATATTATGAATAAAATTATTTCAATGTCTGCATTTGGAACTGATATTAAGTATTTTGTAGGGGCACAGAGGCAAGCTGAGTTAGCTCAAAAAAACTATCCAGATTGGCAAATTAGAATTTATACAAATAATTTAAGTTTATTAGATAATATAAATGATAATGTAAGAGTAATAGAAGTTAATGAAAGCAGTTGGGGGCCATTTTGGAGGTTTGACCCCCTCTTTGAAGACGATAATAATATAACAATAATTAGAGATTCTGATGATAGAATAACTTTAAGAGAGGTAATGGCTGTTGAAGAATGGCTAAATAGTGATGCTCTTTTACACACAATTAAAGATCATGAGGCTCATTTTCAATTTCCCATAATGGCTGGACTTTTTGGATTTAAAGGAAGATTGCATGAATCCTTGTATAAAATAATGCAGGACTTTAAATTCAAACATCAATACTATCTGAGCGATCAAATCTTTCTTAGAGATTATGTATATCCAAGATACAGCTCTAGTTGTTTATCACATACATTTATAAGTGGTTGGTTCTCACAAAGTAGAAATAATTTAATTAATAAGTATTGTTTCTGTGGAAATGGCTATGATGAAAATGATAATCCAATATACTCAGAATCTTTAAATTCAAAAATTGATTATTCTAAAAATATTGTTTTCGATGGGGGTAAGTTGACAGAATGACTTGAATATGATATAATTATATATTATATCTAGGAGGATTTAAATGAAAAAAGCATTAATAACTGGAATCACAGGGCAGGATGGCTCGTACTTAGCTGAACTATTATTAAGTAAAAACTATGAGGTCCATGGTATCATTAGAAGGTCTTCTTCTATAAACACAAAAAGAATTGACCATTTATATAATAATCCAAATCTTAAGTTACATTATGGCGACTTAACTGATCAATCAAGTCTTATTAGAGTTATACAGCAAATTCAACCAGATGAGATTTATAATTTGGGCGCCCAAAGCCATGTGAAAGTTTCTTTTGAGATTCCAGAGTATACTGGAGAAGTTGATGCATTGGGAACCCTAAGAATTTTAGAAGCAGTAAGAATTTTGAATCTTGAAAATAAAACTAAAATATATCAAGCTTCAACATCTGAACTCTTTGGACTTGTGCAAGAAACACCACAGCGTGAAACTACTCCTTTTTATCCACGCTCTCCCTATGGAGTTGCTAAAATGTATGCATATTGGATAACAAAAAATTATAGAGAGTCATATGGTCTATATGCTTGCACAGGAATTCTTTTTAATCATGAATCTCCACGTAGAGGGGAAACATTTGTTACTCGTAAAATTACTATGGGATTGAAGGCAATTTCAGAAGGCACTCAAAAAGAATTGCAACTGGGTAATTTAAATGCACTCAGGGATTGGGGGCATGCACAAGATTTTGTAGAAGCGATGTGGCTTATGTTACAACAAAAGCACCCTCAAGATTTTGTAATTGCTACAGGAAAACAATATTCAGTTCGTGATTTTGTAGTTGAAGCAGCGCCCTACTTTGGCATAAATATTGAATGGCAAGGTCAAGGCTTAGATGAAGTAGGTATTGATACTAATACTGGAAAAACTATTATACGAGTTAATCCAAAATATTTCAGACCAGCTGAAGTTGAGACCCTATTAGGCGATTCAGATAAGGCGCGTAGAATTTTAGGATGGTATCCAAAAACTTCATTTAAGAATTTAGTAAAGGATATGTGTGAAAATGAACAGGGATTCTAGAATTTTTGTAGCTGGTCACAAAGGACTTGTAGGCTCAGCAATTGTTAGAAAGCTAAAAGAAGAAGGTTATAGAAATTTGGTTCTCAGAACTAGAGATGAATTGGATTTGAGAAATCAAAAAGATGTTAGAGCCTTTTTTAGAGAAGAACAGCCAGAATATGTATTTTTAAGCGCAGCAAAAGTTGGAGGAATATTGGCAAATAAAAACTATAAGGCTGATTTTATTTTAGATAATTTAAATATTCAAAATAATGTTATTCAAACTTCTCATAAAAGTCAAGTTAAAAAATTATTATTTTTAGGTTCTTCTTGTATATATCCAAAATTCGCTCGACAACCAATAAAAGAATCTGAGTTATTAACTGGTTCTCTTGAAGAAACAAATGATTCTTATGCTATTGCTAAAATAGCAGGTATAGTTGCGTGTCAATCATTAAAACAGCAATATAATTTTAATGCTATATCATTAATGCCCACAAATCTTTATGGATTTAATGATAATTTTGACCTAAATAGCTCTCATGTTATACCAGCTTTAATTAAAAAGTTTCATGATGCAAAAAAATCTGGAGCCGCCAGCGTTAATCTTTGGGGAGATGGATCCCCAATAAGAGAGTTTATGTTTGCTGATGATTTGGCAGATGCCGCTATTTTTTGTATGTTAAATTATAATGATTCAGAAATTATAAATGTTGGAACTGGAATTGGAATAACAATTAAAAATCTAGCAGATATTATTTCTAAAATTGTTGGGTTTAATGGATTCGCAGTTTGGGACTTAAACCAGCCAAATGGAACCCCTAAAAAAGTTTTAAATGTAGAAAAATTGGCGTCATTAGGTTGGACTTCTAAAACCAAACTAGAAGAAGGATTAAAAATAACATATGATTGGTATCTAAAAAATAAAACATAAAGGAAGAAAAAAATGATAAATTTATTCTCACAAGATTTCCTTTCTAATTACGCAGATTTTAGTCCCAAAATGAATGATTTGGGAGCGTTCGTATATCTCCGCACATATTCTAGATATTTACCAGAAAAAAAACGTAGAGAAGTCTGGAAAGAAACTGTAAGGCGCGCTGTTGAGTTTAATGTAATGCAAGAATGGGAGCATTGTAATCGAATTGGTATGCCTGTCACAAAACAACGCAGAGAGCGCATGCAAGAAGAGGCAATTGAGTTCTTTGAATCAATGTATAATCTGAATCAATTTTTGAGTGGGCGCACAATGTGGGCTGGTGATTACAATAATAAAGGTATTCAAAAATTTGCTATGGCTAATTTTAACTGTGCCTACACAAAAATTAGTAAGTGGAATGACTTAGGCGATTTATTTTATGCACTTCTCGTTGGAACAGGGGCTGGCTTTGGTTGTCGCTTAGATGATGCAAAGCTATTGCCATCAATTAGAAATAAAGGCTATCATTTGATTTTTGAACCCTATGAGTATTTGGGGCACCCAGGTCTTAAAAATGAATCATTTATTACTGAAGCTGAGCGCGCAGTTACAATTATAATTGGAGATAGTAAAGAAGGATGGGTTCAAGCTCTTAATTTATTCTTTGAAGTTCTTACTAATCCTAGATATAGAACAAAAGAGTTGATACGTTTAAATTTTAATTATGTAAGGCCTAATGGAACCCCTTTAAAAACTTTTGGTGGTACAGCATCAGGTCCAGAACCACTAAAAGAAATGTTTGAAGGGATTCACAAGGTAATTACAAATCAATTAGACCCTGAAAATCTGAAACCATTAGAAGTGGATTCAATAAATACACAATATGGATATGTTCGCCCTATTCATATTATGGATATTGCAAATCTAATTGGCTATAATGTAGTAGTTGGTGGAGTGCGCAGAACAGCAGAAATTTTTTTACTTGACCCTAACGACTATGAATCTGTATTTGCAAAATTTGGTTTGAATGGATTGTGGACATCAGAGCATTATGAAAAGTTTTTAGAGATTGAAAAATCTATTCGCACATCTGGTATTCCTTACCCACGTACTCGCTTTGAAAAAATGAAAATAGATTTTAAAGACAAAGGATTCTATGAGGGCACTGGCCTGCATCATCGTAGAATGTCCAATAATTCCGTTGCCTTTATTGATAAGCCTAGTCGTGAATATGTTATGATGCTATGCGATATGATGCAACTTGAGGGCGAGCCAGGCATGATTAATTTATATGAAGCTGCGCGGAGAATTTTAAAGGCCCAAGGTGTGAAACGCCCAGACCATGAATCCATTGTGACTATTGCTCAAGAAATTGGCGTTAATCCATGTGCTGAAATTATTCTATTCTCTAAAGGATTGTGCAATCTCACCACAATTAATGTTAAAAACTTTGTTCATGAAGTAAAGAGCTATAAAGGTAGTCGATATGTGCTTGATAGAGAAGGCTTAATTAAGGCTCAAAGACTTTCTGCACGAGCAGGTCTTAGAATGACCCTAATTCAGCTAGAACTACCAGACTGGCATAAGATACAATCTATGGCTAGACTTACAGGTTGTAGCATGACAGGGTATCAAGATGCTATGGAGATGCTGGGGTGGGATCAGGCTCAGCAAGATGAGCTATTGGATGTTCTTAAAAAAGTATCTCACGATGCTGTGACACAATATGCTGATGAATTGCGCATCCCAATTCCTCTATTTGTGACAACTATCAAGCCAGAAGGAACTCTATCTCAGGTTGCTGGTGGTGTAAGTCCAGGCCTACACTTCTCACACGCACCATATCATATTAGACGCATTCGCATCAATAGCAAGGACCCTCTTGCACTTGCTGTTCGCGATTCTGGTTGGACTATTAATCCAGAAGTTGGAACGCTTGGCGCAGACTATTATGAGCAAATGGCAAATGCACGCACTTGGGTAGTTGACTTCCCTGTTGCAACTGGCTCCAAGCGCACGAAAGAAGATGTAAGTGCACTTGAACAATTTGAAATCTACAGACACTTCCAAAGAAATTACACAGATATGAATACTTCAAATACAATTACTGTGAAACCAAACGAGTGGCGCGAGTTGTTTGAGAAAATATTCCATAACTGGGATGAATACGTAGGAGTTTCTTTCTTAGCTCTTGATGGCGGAACATATCAGTTGGCTCCATATGAAACTATTGATGTAGCAACATTCAATGAAATGTCAAGCATTCACAAACCATTGCGGCTAGATATGTTGGCGAGGTATGATATTGAATTATATTCTGACCAGCTTGATGAAGTAATGGAAGGATGCGAAAATGGAGTTTGTCCTATTAGGTAATAGGGCAAACTTTATAAAAAGTAGCTAAGAAAATCCATCTATAATAGGAAAAAATTATAGGAGTGATGTTCAGTGCCACTAAAAAAAGGATATTCTGATAAAACTCTACGAAGCAATATAGCACAACTTGTGGATGAAGGCTATCCTGATAAACAGGCTGTTGCTATAGCTTTAGAGATACAGAGTAGAGCAAAGAAAGAAAAGCCTAATATGGAATTGCAATATGCGATTACAGCATTAGACAAGATTAATGAAGTTGATTTTATGGCTATTGAAACTCAGTTACATACAGCCGAGGCTCATCCAGATGAAGATGGAGTGAAATCAAGATATTTACCTATTGGATCGATAAGTAATTTGGCCCCAAGTGGAAAAAACTTAATTTATTATACACTTGATACAGAAAATCAAGAGTTAATTGAGGATGTTAAGTTTTGGACCATGTTCAAAGACAACCTTCAAGATTTTGGATTTCCTGCTTGGATTGAAAATGAAGAAGATCAAATTATTATTGGCGCTCATATTCCAGAAGATCAAGATTATTATGCGGCTAAAAAAATTGAAATTGATAATTCAGTTGACTCTGCTAGCTTAACAAAATCTTGGGGAGATGTTGATAAGACTAAGCTAAGAAATGATATAATGGAAGCTAGTAATTCTGGAGAACTTGTTAAAGAAGCCTATTTAATAGTTGAAGAAAATTGGGAAGATGCTCCTTCTGAAGCTTTAAAATATCCACATCATGAAATTAAAGATGGAAAATTAGTTGTTTCTAGAGATGGCGTTCAGACAGCACTATCCTTTCTTATGAGAACAGATCCAGAAAATACAGAAGCTAAAAACCATTTAAAGAAGCATTATAGAGAGTTAGATTTAGACATGGGGAGTTTTGAATCAGCAGAAAATTTTGGATTAATTAACGCTCAAAAAAAAACTGGAGCTAGCACTCCAGCACCCAAGAGAGATAGAATAAAAGGTAGCGATGTAAACAAGCCAGATAGTGCTCAGGGACCTGGTGGAGAGATAAAGATTGATGAAAAGACTGAAACTGCTTTAAGAAATAAAGTTACAGAGCACAATGAAAGCATGAGAAAGCTAGATAAAGAGTCTTGGTCTCGCACTACAATAGGTCAATTAAGAGCTGTATATCGTAGAGGTGCAGGAGCTTATTCAACTTCACATAGACCTGGTGTATCAAGAGGTGCTTGGGCAATGGCAAGAGTAAATGCATATTTGTATTTATTAAAAAATGGTAGGCCAAAAGATAGTAAGTATGTAACTGATAATGATTTGTTACCAAAACAACATCCGAAGTCTACAAGGTCTTAGTAGGGGAGCTTGCTCCCCTTTTTTTATTTATAAGAGTTAAGGAGAATATATAATGATATCATTATTATGTTATGCGGCCAACAAACCATACTTTTATCAAAGGCTAGAAGTGTTAAAAGATATGGCTGTAAATGAAAGATTTGAAGGTTTATTTAGATTAACAGATAAAGAATTAAAACAAACTGTATTTTATGAAGAAAACAAAATGGTTCTAGACCAACCTCGGGGCGCTGGTTACTGGCTTTGGAAGCCATATATTATTTTAGAAGTTTTAAATTATTTGAACGAGGATGATATTTTATTTTATTTGGATTCTGGCGATACTTTTTTAACAGGAACTAAAAATAAAATTGAAGAATTGATGAAAGATAAAGATATCGTCGTATCAACATCATTTTTTACTCAAAAAGACTATACAAAAAGAGACTGTTTTCACTTTATGGACTGTGATGAAGAAAAGTATTGGAATGCTCATCAAGCAGAAGCTGGTATTCTAGTTTTAAAAAATAATTCAAATACTAAAAATTTTATCTATGAGTGGCTAAATTATTGCAAAGATCCAAGAATACTAACAGATATGTCTAATACTTGTGGTAAGCCTAATCTTGAAGGATTTATTGATCATAGGCACGATCAAAGCATCTTAACAAATCTTTGTATAAAGCATAATATAAAATATACAAACTCAATTAGAAAATTTGTTGGTGTTAATTTGGATGATATTAAAAATTATCCAGATACAATTGACAGTTGACAAATACATAAAAATTTGATATAATATATATGTAAGAAATTATAAAAACTAGAGGGGATATACTTCAATGGCAACTAACAAAAAGACTTTCTTTCAATGTTTTTCAATTAACTTTCATCGCTTTTTAAAAGCAAATGGATTATATTCTATGAGCAAAGGAACCCATCAAAACGGCAAAACTTTTTGGGTTTATGAGCGTACTGAAACATTTGAAAAACTATTGAAAATTTGGCATGATACAAAGCCAGTCACGGTAAATTCTACAAAGGAGAAAGCTGTATGAAAAAAATGATTAATCGAACTCTTATTGAGGGGTTTCTTGTTGAAAAGAATATGCGTGGCGGCGTAACAAAAGCTGGTGTGCCTTACATTGGTGGCAAGCTACATATTGATACTGGAAATAATAATGTCATTGTTGTAGATGTTTTTGAGCAACAAAAAACATCCAAAGGCTTAGCAAATCAAAAGTACGATGTTCTTTCTGGAATTTTTACGAATGGTAAAACTATCCATGATGGAAGTGAAGATCCAACAGCATTGCGTGTAAATTCAGCGTTTGAATTAAATGATTGGATGAGTGATGGAGAGCAAAGAACTTCACTTATTAATAGTGGTGGATATATTACTGTTGTTAATAATCCAAATAAGCGAGCAGAATTTGAAGTAGATGTTGTAGTAAAATCTGTTCAGCCAGAAATTAGAAATGAGCAAGAAACAGGTCGCGCTATTGTAAATGGTTTGATCTTCAATTATAGAAATCATGCGCTACCAATTCGTTTTGTAGTAGAAAATAAACAGGGAATTGAATTCTTTAGCAATATGAATCCCAATACATTTACAAAAATTTGGGGAGTTCAAGTTATTAATACAGTGGGTTCTCAGAAAACAGAAGAATCTGCATTTGGCAATGCTAAAGTAGTACAATCTGCCTATACAAGAAAAGAAAATGTTATTACTGGGGCTCAAACAATGCCTTATGAAGATGAAGAGTTAACTCCTGAAGAATTAAATGCTGCGGTTCAAGCTCGCAATATTGCAGTTGCCGAAAGATTTAAAGCTCCAGGCCCTGTTACTGGTGGAATTACTCCTGCACAAACACCTTCGAAGCCCAAGATTGGTGCATTTAATTTCTAATGAGTAGTACAAATAGAAGTGATTCTAGAAATTATCATATTTCCGATTATTATATAACACCAGTTGAGGTTATTAAAGAATTTTTAAATAAATTTATTGAATTAGAAGGCAAACATGTTTTTAAGTTAGTTCTTGATCCATGTGCTGGTGGAGATGCTCAACATCCGATGAGCTATCCACAGGCACTAGAGGCTTTTGGAATAAAAGGAAATATTATGACAGTTGATATTAGAGAAGATTCGCTTGCTGAATTGAAAAGTGATTATCTTAATTTAGATGTTAAACAACAAAACTTCAATGTTATAATAACAAATCCACCTTTTAGTCACGCTCTTGAGATAATTGAAAAAGCATTGAGCGATGTTGCCGAGAATGGCTATGTTATAATGCTATTACGTTTAAATTTCTTAGGCTCTAAGAAAAGAAAGCCATTTTGGGAAAGCAATCCACCCAAGTATATCTTTGTTCATTCAAAGAGAATTTCTTTTTTTGGCAATTCTAACACTGACAGCATTGAGTATGCTCACTTTGTTTGGCAAAAAAATAATCAGGATACTACAAAGTTATTTGTAATATAAAATAAAAGGAGATATTAGAATGTTAGATCTATTAAGCATCAAACCACATCAGGTAAGTGACGACCTTAGAGGTTATTCTGTATTTTTCTATGGAGAGTAAGCCTTCACAATAAGGCTCTCCTAACTCAGTGAATCGCTAACTTAGCGAGTGTGTAATTGGCTCTAATATTAGAGTAATAGAAGTATAATATCTATGCACAATTATGCCAACGGGGAATTAGTGAAGGAGAACCCCGTCCCAAGCTCTTAAAAGAGAAGGGCTAGAGACTATCGAAAACACGACTAAAAGTCGGAAGTGAGTAGAGTAGGATGGAGATAAGTACCATTCCAAGCGCTGAGGTCCAATATATCGTATTGGATAAGAGATAGTCCGCGGCTCGCCTGAGCCCGCCCAAATCAGGCAAGACTACAACGGCCTCAAAATTCCCCAAGTCACTAATCGTTGCTTTTGAAAAAGGCTATGCGGCTCTACCTGGAGTTATGGCTCTTCCAATTAATAGTTGGATTGACTTCTTAAAAGTTCTTAGACAGCTTAAAGACCCTGCTGTTAAAGAAAAGTATGAAACTATTGTTATTGATACTGTTGATATTGCGTATGATTATTGCGAACAATATATCTGCGCCCAGAATAATGTAGATACTATTGGAGATATTCCTTTTGGTGGTGGATACACAAAGGTTGGCAAAGAATTTGATAGCAAATTACGCTCGATTGTTCAGCAAGATTATGGTTTAGTTCTTATCAGTCACTCAACAGACAAAGTTTTCAAGGATGAAACAGGCGAAGAGTACAATAAAATTGTACCAACTCTACCTGCAAAACCTAGATTAATTGCTGGTCGTATGTGCGATATTATTGGTTACAGTCGTTCTGTTAATACTGATGATGGTAGTAAGACTTTGTTATTTATGAGAGGTACTGAGCGCTTTGAGGCTGGTTCTCGATTTAAATACACACCAGATTATATTGAATTTAATTATAAGAATCTTGTAAAGGCTATTCAAGATGCTGTAATTAAACAATCAGAAGAAGATGGCATGGAAACTGCTAGCGGTAAAGACAATATCAATACACAAAATTTATTTGATACAGACTTTGAAGATTTGCTAGATGAATTCAATCAGATTGCAAATACTCTTGTAACAAAAGATCCAAAGAATGTGACAAAAATCACTGATATTGTTGAGCGCCACATTGGCTACGGTAAGAAAGTAAATGAAATGACTAGAAATCAAAAAGATATTTTAGACATTATCGTTTATGACTTAAAGCAATTAAAATAACTCTGAGGGGGCCATCGTGCCCCCTTTATTTAGATAGGTGTTGCTTATGAGGCCAGTTAAATGTTTCTTCTGTGGAAAGTCAATAGACAGAAATACAGAGCAATTTACGCAAGTTCAAAAGAGATACGCCCACATACAATGCGCTGAGAGTGATGCTCAGGATAAGTTATTAAGAAAAGAACTAAATGCTTATATATTTGAACTCTGGGATGGAGATGTAAACTTTGCCCTTATAGGTAGACAAATAAATCAGTTCCAGACTGAATATAACTATACTCTGAGCGGCATATTAGGTACTTTAAACTATTGTTATGGGGTAAAAAAGATGCGCCCAGAGAAGGCTCAGGGCATTGGTATTGTTCCGTATCACTATAAAGAAGCGCGTAACTATTATAGGACTATCCAGCAAGGTAGAGCTAATTCAAGTGAGATTTTAGATTTGAAAAAGGTTGTGGTCACTATAGCCCCCCCTCGTTCAGAAATCTTTAAAAAAATATATGAAATTCAATTGGAGGAAGTATGAGTAAATTCTACGATCAAAAAACAGAAGAAGCGGTGCTGCTCAACCTGTTTAAATTTCCTCTACTATTAGAGCAGGTTGATAAGTATTATTTTAGCACAGGTGATTTTGATAATAAGTTTCACAAAATGATATTCACTATAATAAACAATTTAGTCGTTCAGGGCTTAGAGCAAATATCTGTTTTTGATATTGATAACTTTTTACATTCGCGACCAGATCATAAAGAATTATTTAGCTCTTATAAAGGCAAGGAATTATTGGAATCTGCCGAGCAAAAAGCAGATATAAATTCTTTTGAATATTATTATGGAAAACTAAAGAAATTAACTTTATTGCGAGCCTATGATTCTAACGGAATTGATGTTAATAAAGAGTTAGAAATACTAGATGAGCATGACATAGAGCAGCTAGCAGATAGCATTGATCAAAGAATAGAGAAGATTAAACTAGATTATTTATCTAAAACTTGGTCAATTTCTAAACAGGCTGGTGAAGGCTTAGTAGATTTAATTGAATCTTTAAAAGAGCAGCCAGAGTTTGGAATTCCACTATATGGCTCACTTATAAATTCAGTTACACGAGGTGCGCGATTAAGAAAATTTTACTTACGTAGTGCGCCCACTGGCTTAGGCAAAAGCCGCATGATGATTGCTGATATATGTAATTTTGCATGCGATGAAATATACGACACTAGAAAGCGACAATGGGTTCAGAACGGTACCTCAGAACCCTCAGTCTTTATTAGTACAGAGTTGGGCATTGACGAATGTCAGACTATGGCACTAGCTTTTATAAGTGGCGTTAGAGAAGATGCTATATTAAATGGCACTTATTACAATGATGAGGAGGATAGGGTTTTGCGGGCAGCGCAAATCCTTGGCCGTTCTCCTATTTGGATTGAGCATTTACCTGATTTCTCTATAAGAGATATAGAAAATGTAATACGTAGAAATAGAAGAGAAAATGGAGTATTATATTACGGGTTTGATTATATTCATAGTTCTTTAAAAATACTAGAAGAGATATCACAAAGAACAAAAGGAATGAAATTAAGAGAAGATAATATATTATTTATGTTAGCTATTAGATTAAAAGATTTATGTAATGAACTGGGCGTATTTATTATGTCATCAACTCAATTAAATGCAGATTGGGAGAGTAGAGATACTTCAAACCAAAACGTATTGAGGGGAGCAAAAGCAATTGGAGATAAGGTGGATGTTGGATATATTAGCTTACCTGTTACTGAGCAGGATAAAGAGGCTTTAACACCCTTTATTCAGGCATCATGTATTCCAATGCCAAATATAGTGCATCACATTTATAAGAATCGTAGAGGAAAGTTTAAATCTGTGAAGCTGTGGTGTTATGGGGATCTTGCTACATGTAGAGTTGAGCCATTATTCTTAACTGATAATGACTATACAACAATAAACATGGAGGATTTTGAAATTGTTGTAAAGAAAGAGTAGACGCTATGGTAAATCTAAGAGTTATAAAGGATACTCTGAATGAATCGCAGATCATAGAAGCGCTAGCTGCTTTAGGTTCTGATTCTCCCATATACGTGCAGGGTGCCTTGATATTTGATACAGTATGTCACAACGAGCCTGGCTGTGGCAGTAAAAAACTTTACTATTACTTAGATACAAAGATGTTTAAATGCTATACTGGTTGTGGAGATTTTTTTAATATATTTGAATTAATATCTAGAAATTCAAAAAATAAAAGAGAAGAATCAACAAGTAGCAATGGTGTATATTGGCTGTATAAACATACTAAAACATTTTTTACAAATGATGCATATACCACAAATAAAATAGATAAAGAAGAGATAGAAAAAGAAATCACTTTTTATGATGAGTCAGACTTGAATGTACTGCGCTCATATCTTATTAAGGATTGGATGCAGGAAGGAATAGAAATGCAGACTATACAAGACTATAAGATTAAATATAATCCAGTTAGTTGTTGTATAATAATACCGCATTTTGATGTAGACAATAGATTAATTGGCGTTCGACAAAGAACACTTGTTAAAGAAGAAGAAATATATGGTAAGTATAGGGTAGCTTTTATAAATGGTAAAAGCTATCCCCATCCCTTATCTTATAATCTTTTCGGCCTCAGTAATAATAAAGAAAATATAAAAAAATATAAGAAGGCAATAGTATTTGAAGGTGAAAAGTCTGTTCTTATTTTAGATAAATATGAAGATAGTTGTGCGGTAGCTTGTTGCGGCTCAAGTATATCTGCATATCAAATAAAGTTATTGGTTGACTTAGGTGTAGAAGAAGTCATTGTAGCATTTGATAAAGAGTTTGGTAGCATAGGTGACGAGCTATATGAGAAACAAGTGAAGAATTTAACTAATATTTTTAAAAGGTTTTCAAATAAAGTACTAATAAGTTTTATGTTTGACAAGTGGAATCTGCTAGACATAAAAGATTCTCCTATAGACAAGGGAATTGACACTTTTAAATTTTTATTATCAGAACGATTTACATTGCAGGAGGGCTAAAATGAAGTATGAATTAATAAAACCAATGAACCCCAATCTAACCTTAGTCGAGCAGATTTTTTATAATAGAAATATAGACATATCAAATATTGAAAACTTCATTTTTCCTTCTTCTGCTTGTATTAATGATCCGCAATCTATCAAAAATATAGAAATGGCAGCAATACTATTCCTAATGCACCTACATGAAGGTAGTAAGATATTTATACAGGTAGACTCTGATTGTGATGGATATACATCAAGTGCTGTGCTATTAAATTGGATTTATCGTTACTATGGAAAAAAAGTAGATAATATTGATTATAGAATTCACACAGGCAAGCAACATGGCTTACTAGAAGAAACTGTTCAATATTTAAAAGATAATGAATATAAACTAGTAATCATACCAGATGCTGGCTCAAATCAGGCAGAAATTCATGAGCTATTAAATAATCTTGATATTGATTGTATAATTCTAGACCATCATGAATCTGATATACAAGATGAAACAACAGCGATAGTTGTAAATCCTACAATTGACGGAGTTTATCCGAATAAAAACTTGAGCGGTGCGGCCGTAGTATATAAATTTTGTAAAGTATTAGATGAAAAATGTCAGACGGACATTGCAGATGGTCTCCTAGATTTAGTTGCACTAGGTTTAATTGCAGATATGATGGATACCACTGAGCTTGAAAATAGACGTTTAATTTTACAAGGGTTAAATAATATAAAGAATATATTTTTAAAAGCTCTGATCGAAAAACAATCATACTCAATGCGAAATGAAATCAGTATAACAACCATAGGATTTTATATTTCTCCTCTTATAAACGCTGTTGTTAGAGCTGGGTCAGCAGAAGAAAAGATGATTATATTTAAAGCGTTTCTAGATAGCGATGCTCATGAAAGAATTCAGTCAACTAAGCGTGGCTCAAAAGAAGGCGATACAGAAAGTATGTTTGAGGCAGCTTGTAGGATGGTAAGTAATATAAAAAGTCGTCAAAATAGAATGCGTGACGATTCTATAAAGAGTATAGAAGAAATTATACAGGAGAGTAACTTGGTACAAAATAAAATTATTGCAATTGTTGATAATGGGAATATTGATAAAAACTTATCAGGACTAATTGCAAATAAAATAATGGCAAAGTATAAGCGCCCAGTTATGATCTTAAAAGAAACAGAGAATGAGTTGCTGCAAGGTTCTGCTAGGGGTTATGAAAAATCTGAGTTGAAAGATTTTAAAAATTTTATTATAGAAAGTTCCATAGCAGAGTATGCAGAAGGCCATGCTAATGCTTTTGGTGTTGGATTCAAAAAAGAAAAACTGGAAGATTTTATTCAATATGCAAATACTAAACTTCTAAATATAAATTTTGATAATCAATATTTAGTAGATGGTATTCTAGATGTCTCACAATTGAACTTCTCATTCTTTCAAGAGATACATTCTTTAAAGAGTTTGTGGGGAAAGGGGTTTGAAGAGCCACTCTTTTGCGTAAAAAACATAAAGATAAAGATTGATGATATTGTCTTACTTTCTGCGGATAAAAATCCAACGTTAAAAATAACATCAAACGATATTTCTTTTATGAAATTTAATATGTCATTAGAAGAATACGCTACACTAAAGCCACCACAGCATGGATTTATCACATTAGATGTAGTTGGTAGATTTCAGATGAATGAGTGGAGTGGGGGCCTGTATCCACAAGTCCTTATTGAAGATTATGCAAAAGCAAAAGAAATTCAACATTATTTTTAGGGGGAGAAAAGATGGTAGAGATTTCAGGACCTGAGCTGGCGATAAGTTATCCACCACAGAGCGCCTACTTTATTGGCGAAGAAAACGAACGTTCGGATGTTCTTGAACTTTCTCAAGATGCTATTAGAGTTGTTAGTGTTGGTAGTACAGGAGATAATGGAAGTGTAGATGCATTTGGTAGAGCGAGAGTGAGCGAACCACTTACTCTTGGAGACTATAAGCATTTATATGCAATTGACCCAAACTTTTTAGATTCTGTAAGTGCTAGTGGCACAGTCTCTTTTGCCTTAAATCAAGCAGCTGCAACATTGGCAACGGGCACTAGTAGTGGTTCATATGTAATACATCAAACAAAATTATACCATCACTATCAACCTGGCAAGTCACAATTAATTTTAAGTTCATTTAATTTTGGATATGCAGAAGCGAATGTTACAAAAAGAACTGGATACTTTGATGATAGAGATGGAATCTATTTTGAACAGGTAGGACTTCCAACATCAAACGGTACAGATGCTGGTACATTAAATTGGGTTATACGATCGTATGTTACTGGAACAGCATCAGAGGTTGGTACGCGAATACCACAAAGTCAATGGAATATTGATCGTTGCGATGGGACTGGCAAGAGTGAATTTAATCTCAATATATCTAAAGCGCAGCTAATATTTATAGATTTTCAATGGCTCGGAGTTGGTAGAGTTAGATGTGGATTCGTGCATAATGGTGAATATATAGTTGCGCATGAATACTATCACTCAAACTTCGATAATACTGTGTATATCGCTAATCCAAACCTGCCAGTTCGATGCGAAATTGTAAATACTGCAGCTATATCAGCAAGTGCAAGCTTCTCTCAAATATGTTCTTCTGTTATGGCAGAAGGTGGATATATACAAAGCGGAATTGATTGGTCTATTGATAGTGGGTCACTAAGACAAACATCGACAACTGGTGCCTCTAGATTTCCAGTGCTTGCATTTAGACTAAAAGATACCTATCAAGGCTATCCAAATAGAGCAACTGTAAAATTAAATAATATTACTGCACACATACAAGACAATTCAAGTTATGTTGAAATTATAAAAATTCCAGATGCAAGTTATTTAGTCAATGCTGGCGGAACTTCCTCATTAACTTGGGTTTCAGTAAATACAAATAGTGTTGTTGAATATTCCATTGATGCTGCTGCGTTTACTGGCTCTACTACTGTAATAAATGTATTATCTTCTGTAGTCATTCCAGCTGGTGGTTCTGCAAATAGTCAAGGAGTTGCTGGAATACCCTCTGCAACTGATTCAAAAAAGAACTTTATTGTTCAAAATTATGACTCTACAAATTCTGAAGTATATATTATATCTGTAAAAACAACAGAAACAGGAAACGTGCGCGCAAAAGCTGCGGTTACAGCTCAGTGGAGGGAAATATATTAATGCAACAAAATTCATTTGGCACTTATGGCAAGCATTGCGTAGTTGATTTCTGGGGTTGCGACTCTGATCGCATAGATAATCTACCTTTCATGAAATCACTATGCTTGCTTGCCGCAAATGCAACTGGGGCCACAGTTGTTGACGTAATACATAAAGATTTTGAGCCTCAGGGGCTAACTGTACTAGTGCTACTTGAAGAATCTCATCTTTCTATACACACTTATCCAGAATTTGGGTTTGTTGCATTTGATTGCTATACATGCTCTAATCTATGCTTTCCTGAAGAAGCTGTAGAAATATTCAAAAATATTTTAAAGCCTACTAAATCAGTAGAGAAGTTTATAGAGCGGGGCCTCTTACAGTAGTTATATTGACAGAACTACTATTATATAGTATAATTATTATATATAATAAACTAGGAGGATATGAGTGAATGTCTTACGTCTCTGTGCATAATCATACCCACTTCTCAAATCTTCGCTTACTAGATTGCATCATAAAGCCGAGCGATTTAATAGATAGAGCACATGAATTGGGACTTTCTGGTCTAGCAATAACAGACCATGAGTCCCTAAGCGCTCATGTAGAAGCTATTCAATACTATAAAAAGAAATATAAAGATTCTGAAATGAAACTAATACTTGGAAATGAGATCTATCTTACTGATGATAGAAGTATGGGTGGAAAATATCCTCACTTTCTACTCATGGCTAAAAATGCTGAGGGCCATCGCGCACTGAGGGAGTTTAGTAGCATAGCTTGGTCTCATTCTTATTATGATAGAGGGCTTGAGCGCGTCCCTGTAACAAAGCAAGAGTTGTTAGATATAACAAATAAGTACAAAGGAACACTGATTGCCACAACTGCTTGTATTGGTGGCGAACTCTCACAGTATATCTTAAAATTACATGCAGCAGAAGGAGCGGGAGATGAGCAGCAAACCACTTTCTATAAGCAGCAGATATATTTATTTATTGATTTTTTACAGCAGTGTTTTGGGCAAGACTTATTATTAGAAATAGCCCCAAATGATTCGGAAGAACAGAGAATAGTTAATTGTAGAATGAAATCTATTGCCAGTTTTTTCCAAATTCCTCTAATTTTTGCAACGGATTCACACTACCTCAATAAAGAAGATAGATACATCCATAAGGCTTTCTTAAATTCAAAGCACGGTGAGCGAGAAGTTGATGACTTTTATTCTACAGCGTACATGATGTCAGAAGAAGAAGTGTGGGAGTATTTAAAACATGACTTTTCTAAAGAAGAATTTAATGCCATGGTTGAAAATTCTAAAACTATATTGCACAAAGTCGAATTTTACGACTTATTCAATCCTCAAATTATTCCAACGATCAAATTACCACAAGTAAGCTTAGATATTACCTTCCAAAAAGATAAATATATATATCTAGATAAGATGCTAGATGACGATAATATACAAAATAATGTATGGATTAAAACTTGTTTAAATAAATTAGCAGAAAAACAACTATTTAACGATACTTATTTAAATAGATTGAATGATGAAGCTAGAGAGTTGTATGAAATATCTGAG